CAGAATCGCCAGCATTGGCAATCTCACCAAAGTAATCACTGTTAGTGATCGCTTCGCAGACTGCTGACTTACGAAATTCCATCTGTACTTGTTTGCTATAAATTACAGGTGAGAAATTACCTGAGTTTAAGTTGGTATAACCACTCGCTTTTGCGAAAGCCATGATATATACTCCTATATAAATTGTAATGGAGCTATAACAATATCATAGAGGCTGTTATTCTACAGGTGCAGTCTTTATAAGTTGATCGACTTAATGTAAGATCTGGGCTGTAGTGTATCAGGTTTGTCTATTTACTATTGTAATTGCTTATATGTTATACACGAATTTGCAAAACATATTGTGTTACTCTGTGTAGGGTAGCCGAGTGGAGCCTACTCTTCCGTAACGTACTAGTGTAACCAGAGGATCGGTCTAATTACACTAGAGGTTTAAAATACAGTTATACTGATTTTTATATAAATGTCAAGCTTTATTTAAACTTTATTTAAACTTAACGCGCACTACCGGATATGTCATATACAAAGTTACCACTACGCATTGCCTTGGCAATAGCATCTTGGTGTTCTTCATACTCGCTAATGGTCATAGCTGCTACATCAGACTCAACATATTGCTGTTCACCTGAACCTTCTGTAGGTGTAGAACCTCCACGGGAACTAACGTCTTGTGCAGCACTACGATTATTACCCTTCTTACCTTTATTCTTTTTATTAATACCTGCATCTAACTTATACAGGTCTATAGCTCTGGCAGCACTAGTTGCGTCAGACTCATTATGATACAACGAATCTTGAACCCACTTAGGCTGTTCATCTACCCAATCATGGAATGCATCTTCTTCACGAATCTGCTCAAAGTCTGGATGGATCTGTAGTAGCTTAGCTTCTGCTTTCCCTTTGTTTGCACTTAATTGAAGATCATCAATCTCTTTCATACGACTAGATAAAGTTTCGTTTTGATCCTTTGCAGCCTTTAATGCCATTGTCTGCATGATGTTAGCTACCTGAGGGTACTTACCTGCCCAAGCTGCAATCTCTTCTTCAGTGCTAGGCAATTCCATATCACCTGTTGATGTAGCTTTAAGTTCCCCTTTCAAAGCTTTAATCTGCTCTTCAAAGTCACTCTTCTGCTCTTGCTGATGCCTACGTAGATCCCCATACCTCTTCTTGAAAGATCGCTCTTCCGCTGTATCAGGAGTTTCATCATCCGCTTTTTCTTCTGGTGACATTCCATGCTTTGCTTTTAATTCTGCTAGCTCTGCTTCGTCATTATCCATACGCTGTTGCTTAGTATTAACTCGCATGAAACCTTTTACTTCTGGTGTGTTCTTTACTGCTTGCATAATTTTACTCTCTTGTTGGGGCTAACAGTGGGGAAGTGTACGAGATTGTACACCCCTGATCTTAGGTAGCCAATAAAGGGTATTAAGTTCGTTTTGCTGCCAAAGCTCCCTTTTTAGCTTGTGCTTTCTGTTTTGATTTCTTCTTAGCTGCGAGTCCTGAGGTATTGTCAGAACGCATCTTCTTGACTTTAGGTTTATCTGCCTTACCAATTAAGCCACCTTTAGCTGCATTAATATACCCGTTGCCTGTCTCCTTAGCTTTCTTCTGGCTATAGCCGGAATTACCCCAACCCCCTGTGTAACCACCACTACCATTGTTGCCTCCACCACTACCAGCACTAGGGTGGCCTGATGGTGGAGTGTAACCACCACTACCATTGTTGCCTCCACCACTACCAGCACTAGGGTGGCCTCCACCACCTGTTTCCGGAGGTGGTGTGTTAGGAAGAGTAGGAGTAGGAGTCCTGTCCCCCTGCAATCTAGCTTTTTTATCTGCTGTGGCTTTAGCTATCTTTGCTGTCAATGCTGCGCTCTCGTCTAGCAACCGTTGAGTTTCAGCTTCTATTGAAAGCTCCTCTTCCCTTATTCTCTGTTGTCTAGTTAGTCCTGCTTCTTCTTCTTCTGCTTGGGCTATAATAGCATTCTGTCGGTCTGCCTCTGCTTTAACAGCTGCTTTTCGGTCAGCTTCTTCTTTAGCTATAATAGCATTCTGCTGGTCGGCCTCTGCTTGGGCTATAATAGAATTCTGTCGGTCAGATTCTGCTTGAGCAGCAGCAGCAAGTCGGGTAGCTTCAGCTTCAGCTTTAGCAGCAGCATTTACTTTATCTACCTGTTGAGCCTGCGATAATAAATAAGATCTCCTATCTGCTGCTATCTTATCTGCAGCACTCTTAGCTGCTGTCTTATCACTTAGCTGTTGGGCTTTCATAATATTAATCTTTGCCAATCTATCTGACGTTCCTGCTGCCACTTCTTCAAAGTCAGTGTTAAGTTGAGTACTGTTGCCTATCTTACTATCCTGTATAGCCCTTTTTACATAATCATAGGATAAACCTAACTCTAAACTAAGTCTCTTAATAGTCTGTGCTTGGTCAATCTCTGTATTTTCTGCATCACTAATTCCTAAGTCAGCTAAGATACCACTTTTTCCTAGCTCAACTTCATACTCTTCTTCTATAGCAAGAGCTAAGGCATCTTTCTTTTTATTATCAACGTCTTCATCTGCTATTAATTTATTAATTTCATTAGAATCCATTCCCGAAATCATATCCCTGAATTCCTGATCTTCTTGAAGTAGCCTTTCTTCATACGCTTCTTTATTGTATACTACATCAGGAATTTGTCCCTCAACTTCTGAAATAAGCCTATCCGTTGTACCGCCCTCAACTACATTACCTAGGAAATCTCGTACAACAACATCTTCGCTTGCACCCATTTCACCTAGCAACTCGCTTCCACCCATTTCACCTAGCAACTTGGGATCTCTATCAGGTACTTCTTGAGCTATTACAGGAGCTATAGGAACCTCGCTTACACCCATTTCACCTAACAACTTTGGATCTCTATCAGGTACTCCTTGAGCTACTACAGGATCTACTACAGGATCTACTACAGGATCTACTACAGGAGCTACTACAGGAGCAGGTTGGGTTTCTATAATTTTTGTAACTTTCTTTTCTACTTCTTCTACAGGCTTATCAAAGTGTTTTGCTACTAATTTCATAAGTAAAGGAGGTGCGCCCAACGCTAAACCTACACCCAATACTGCTACCTTTTTAAGTACAGAGTCTATATCCATATTACCAGATAGGAGTTCTTTAATCTCTCCGAATATATCTGGTGTTTCACCCGTTGGTTTACCTGTATAGCTGGGGTCAGGTAATCCCTTTTGACCACGAATAGTATCTGCCGTAGTTTGTGCAAGTTGCATTAACTCTGCTTCAGTCTTACCTTCTGTAAGGTACTTGTCAATTCCCTGAGGGTTTTCAAATCGCTTAACATATAATGCCATACCATCTTCTGTCATTAAACTAGAAAGATATTTTTTATCATCATGCTCTAGTTCAGCCTCTCCATTTTTAGTTGCCGCATCTATTAGACCAGTAATATTATCCCTACGGTTACGAGTGACTTTATCTGAACGTATCTGATGATGCTTCTTAATAGCATCTGAATCACTCGAAGCAGTAATACCTTTCCACGGGTTATTAGGATCATTCTTCTGCATGGTGGATCCACCACCGTCACCCCCACTTGTACCAGCACCACCCCCATCTACAGGTGGTTCTTCCTCTGGAGGAGCTTCACCTTCTACGAAGGGAGAGTATCCTTCTGGAATAGGCTCTAACGGTTGATCATTAATGAACTTGATATTAATCTTATCACCAGAAGCATTAATGTAAACACGATATTCTATTAACTGTGCCTTACCAAACTCTCGACCTGTGAACTGCTTATAGGTAGGCAGCTTACGTACTGAACCCCCTTCTGCAAAGAATTGCATATCCTCGTCTGAGTCCATGCCTTCAATCATAGCATCAATCTCTGCAGCTTCATCTATATCATTATCTGCTACAGGGGAACCTCCAATCTGACCTTCTGCTTCCATCTCACTCAAGCCTGCCTTGGCAGTGTTACGCATCTTCATGAGTTTTTCTAGGCCAATGAAACGTACAACGTCAGCAGGTAATACAAACTCACCTTCACTAAGTTGTGCAGGAATATCATCTCGTACTTCTGCTCCAAGGGAACCCGTAGGAACCTCGTTACCTGATACAGGATCTACACTTGCACCGTCATCTAAGAAACCGCCTTCTTCATAGCCATTCTTACTTTTCATTGTTAACTCTCTCTCGTAAATACTTTAATGATCTTAATGATTGAATTGCACCCTGAGACTGAAACAACTCCTTTGTATCGGTAGTCTGCTCCATCTTTCGGTGCTGCTGTTCAATTAGATAATCCATATACTCTGTAAAGGTTTCCCAAGTGGGCTTATCATTACATAGGTGCTTCAGCAGGAGCAGGTTCATTGCCACTAAATCCTTGTTCACCCGGAGTAGGCACTTGACCCATTCCAATGTTTCCGTTGCCTGCTCCCGTAGGATCAGATGGTTGAGGTGCTCCCTCTGCTGGGCCAGCCTGTGCTTGTGCTTCAGCTTGTTGCTTCTGCATAATCATTGCTTGCTCTTGTGCTTCTTCAATGTTGTTAGTTACCTTATCAGGATCTAGCTCCATTGACTTAGCAATCTCACGGATGATGTACTGTGACTTCATCCAAGGTGCTAAGGCAGGGTTTGCACCTACTTGTAAGAACTGCAGTAAGCGTTGGCTACGTACTTCATTAGCCATGAGGGATTCAGTACCACGGGCTTTAACTTCTAAGTCACCTCGTAAGGTCTTATCAAAATCAAACTGCATGTTAAACTGAAAGAAGCTACGGCCCATTGGCCCTAACAAGTAATCATCAATGTTCTTGATAACAGTCTTTATACCACCAGCAGCAGCATTCATCAACATACTTATACCAGAACTAGTACGACCTACGCCCGTTACACCTGTCTGTCCATGAGAAAAGGAGGGTAAGCCTGTAGACTCATCTGCAAGCTGTCGTGCCTTATCGAATAACTGTAGGTTCTCACCTGATACGTTAGGGTACTTAGTGCCAAACAATGCTTGTCCCGGTGCACCACCCTGTCGCCTAAACACTTTGCCGGGGTATAACTTCATATCTTGGCCGGGAACTAAATTAGTCTCGTCTACTTCAAAGATTAGGTTACCAGAAAGAACAGCATTATCCACAGCCATACGCATAAAGCCATTCATTAATGTCTGAGTATCATCCATGTTCTCAGCTAAACCAATACCAAATAGTGAGTATGGATTATGCTCATAGGGTACTGCGTAATAAGGAATACGTACAGGCTTAAATGGGTTCAGAACAGAACGCAGCACACGGGAATTACAAACCCATATATTTACTTGAAGCTCGTCTGCTTTTTCTAGCTCTTTAGGAATTTCAATCTCATAGTCTATGAGTGTTTCCATATCCATAACGCCCCAGTACTCTAGTACTTCAAAGCGGTCAACACCTGTGTCTGCTTGATAGTCATTGAGGTCATCTTCCCAATATTTCTTAGCATAATTCTCGCCTTTTGTAATAACATCTTCGATGACGTTAGTACGAAAGAAAGGACGCTTCTTTAGTTCACGTAGCTGAGAACGATTTAACTTATGTCGTTGGATAGTATATTGGCACTCACTAATACTTGCAGCATCTGGATCAGGGTAGAAATCCCATACAGAAACATAAGATACTTTAGGTACTGTCTTATTAGTGGGAATATAATTACCCCCTTCATCCCAATCTGGATACTCTTTATCCACAGCCATTGGGCCTTTCATAATACCTGTACCAAATAGTGGCAACTCAAATGCAGCAGAACGTAACTGCTTGGTAGCTTCGGACTCTTCTAGCTGATCATGGATCTTTTTCTCCATGCGCTTAGCTGCAAGCATAGCAGGATTATAGTTAACAGAAGTAGGCGAACTACCTACACCTTCTTTAACATCCTTGCCTTCCAGTTTATCTTCTAATACTCCAAGCTTTAGGGAAGCCTCAGTAGCTCCTGCAGGTAGTTCTTTACCATCCCCGGCAAAGCCATAAGGACTATCAGCATCACTTTCACCCTCTTTGGCTGGGTCATAGTGTACATCTCCTACCACGCCTTCAGGTAGAACAGTAGGATCTACTGATAGTGGGAATCTACCACTACTAAACAGCACATCTGTTATCTGACCATAAGCAGCTAAAACTTTAGTCTTAGTTACTTTAATAAATACGCGAGACTGTTCAGCTTCTGTGAATTGCACATCAGGACTATATAGCCCCCTATAGTTACGATAGCTACGTAACCATGTTTGCTCATAATGTCTACGAGAAGTCTCTGCTTTAGTAAAGCGTTGAGTTACTGTCTCTACTAGACGGTTGACATATAACTTCTCTTCTGAGGAGTCTTTAACATCATCTAGTGAAACAGATTCGGTGCTTATCTCTGATATTGGTTGTTCTGCCATTTGTTACTCACAAAGTGTTTTAGTTAGTACCCGAAGGTGGAATCGGCAACTGCCATTTTATTAGATCGTGCTGTTGCTGGGTCGTAGTCAAATACACCATGCCTAGGGCGAGACATTACTCCGTACCTAAGTGCATCATATAAGTGATCATGTGCATAGTTAGTATCTATATCTTCTGGGTTCTTTTTATCAAGAGGTATGATAGGGAACTGAGAGATAAGGTTACTACAGTTATTAAAGATTACCATACGAGGCTCTTCAGTGAAACCATCCACCTGTAACCTTCTATGTAATTCATTCTTGCCTGATACTCTAGTACCCCTAGACCTATCCGAAGGCCTCCAGCGGCACCCTTTTTGTACCATACGCTCTGCTATACTGGGGCCAGTATCCCCTCTTTTATGCCAGCAAGAAGAGTCTAATACACCATACTGTATCTGACCATCACCCTGCTCTGCTTCTCTAATCATATCAGCTAGATCTTCTGCTAATACTTGGGATACGTATAGCTCTCTATATACAATAAGCTGTTCATTAGGAGCTACAGCGCACCATACAATAGCTGAATAAGACCCATACCCGTAGTCTCCTGCTCTGAACTTAGTCCAGTTACTGGGTACTTCAAACGGTTCCACCACATGTATATTTCTATTAAACTCAGGAAAAGCAGCACCTTCTGCAATGTCCCAATCTCCTTCCAGCAATTGTCTTCGTTGCTGTTCTGGTAGGGATAGTAGGTTTGCTTCATAGTCACCTGTCTCGTTTAAATAAGGATTATCGGATAACTTAGCTGGTATAAACTTTCGTCTGAATAGTGCTTCACCTGCTTTACTGTGAGATGCAGGGTACGCCATTCTCTCCCCAGTCTCTGAATCAGTCGCATCAAATGATTTACCATAAGGTGCTGGATCAATAAACATCTTCTTTACCCAAGCATGGCCTCGGCCTCCGGGGTTTGTAGATGCTCTCATGTAAATAGGAAGATCAACTGCAGTACTACGTAGTCTTGACCTTAGATAGTTCCAAGCAAAGGGTGAACCCCATTGAGTTAACTCGTCAAAGCCAACCCAAGAGAAAGATAAACCCTGATAGCGAAGTACGTCATCATCTTTGTCTAAGTAGGAGAACCATAGTCTGCCACCTGATGGGGCAGTCCAAGTCATCTTACGTTCAGACCACTTAATCCCCGGAATAATCTTAGGGTACATCTCTTGTGACTTCCAGATTAACTCACGTAGTTCTTCTGTTGTATGTCTTAGTAGTAACCCAGAGAACTGGGGGTGTGTAATGTATCGTAGAGGGTCTGCTAACATTGCATATGACTTACCCCCACCAGCAGAACCACCATATAGAACCTCTCGCTCACCTGCTGCTAGGAAGTCTGTCTGTGGGCCTGCATTAGGAGAGAAGATAATGTTCTGCTCTGCCATCTCAACAGGTTGTAGCTGCGGTGTTACTACTACTTCACTAGGTGAAGCGTCTATCTGCAAAGTTTCTTGCACCTTTGCGGTGGCCTTCGTACTTTTCCGCAATTGCTTTGGCTTTGGCGTACCTTTCGGCCCAGTAATTTGCGCTTCTAGCTTTAGTCTTGTTCTTCCTGTCACTGTCTGCTCTCTTCTTCAAACCCATGTGTGAAATACTGCGGCCCGATTGAGTTGTTAGCCATGCCGATACTTCACGGT